TAATAATAATAATTCTTCTGATATCGAGAGAAATAATATACTTTATTTAAATAATATTTATGATTTTACCAATTTTCTTAAACACAAATATGATTAAAAATATTTAATTACAAGAAGAATATTTTTTTAAAATAACAGCTGGTAATAAATCACATTGAATTTTTTCTAATTTTTTGAAACATTTATTAATAGTTACTTCACTGATTTCACTTACATTTTTTACATCTCTTTTGGTTACATTCAATTTACAAACTTGGGCTATAAAATAAACTACTCCTGCTGCAATAGAATGTGGTGTATTTTCAGGCATAATATTATTTTTTTCTATTTTCATGGAAATAAATTGACAAAGTTTCGTTAATTCATTGTTTATATTTAATTTACTACAAAATCTTTCAATAAATGCTTCTGGTTTAGTTTTGCAAAAATTTGTTTTATCTTTATTAATCATATCTTTTTCTATATTATTAATAATAGCCAATGCATTTTTGCATCCTTTTGTTGCACTAGTAACATCTAAATTAAATATATTTGCAATTTCTTTTGCTGTTCTTGGAAATGAATTTATCCTACATGAAATATAAATAGATGCTGCTAAAATTCCATCTCTATTATCACCTCGAAACGTTAATTCATATTCAGATATTTTTTTATGGTAACGGATAGCATCATCAATAATCATTTTTGGAATTCCGGAATTTTGTGCCATTAAAGTAATGATTTGAAATTCATCATATTGTGATTTTTCTTTATAAGGCATAGATTGCCACTCGGTATATCTTCTTATTTTTCTCATTTCATAAGACATTGGTCCATTACACAATACTTTACATCCATAAGATGATTCCTCTAATAATGGATTAATCGGCATTCCACATCTTGTTGGATCACTATTTTGATTATCATCGGCACCATAATATCTCCATTCTGCTGATTGATCTATCATGTCTTTATATATAATACCACATTTGGTATTTGTGCATGTAAGAAATCCTTCTTCCGAAAAAGCAAGCATATGCTCACATCTTTCACAGACTTCTCTATCACCACATGCTCTATACATACATTCTAATGGTATTTTTTTGTTATTATTATCATATTCGGTATCAAAAATATTCCAAAGTTCAGTTTTATTTATAGAGTTATTCTTGTTTTTTTTACTTTTATCATTGCTCATATTCTTATTCTATCATATAATTAATATATTTTTAATTCAATTTTATTTTATATATTTATGATATATGGGAAATACTAATTCAAATATGCCTGCATCCAAAATGTCAGGTGATAAAAAATTTAATAATTTTTATGAAGTCATTGATTATATAGCCACGTATTATATTTTAACTATGGATTTTCAAAGTTTGACTAAATTATCAGAAAAAGATTATTGTGATAAATTAGTTATATTAACATCGGACATTATTTCAAGATATTTTAATGATCTAGAAGTTACATATTTAGCACAAAGAATTAAAGGAGGAATAGAAGTAAATGAATTGACAAAATCTAATGTTATTTTTTTAAATAAAGATCAATTAGAAAGTTTAGATGTTCAAAACGATGTTCAAAAAAGTATTAAAAAAAAAAGGATTTGTATAGGAATAGCCAAATTTTATGTAAAAATTGCTCATTTATTTGCTGCTATTGTTACTACTATTAATCCAGTTTACATATATAAAGATGCAAATGGCAAAATTGTAAAGACAGGATTACTTGGAAAAGATAAAATACCAAAAAATGTAAATAGAAAATTATTTAAATTTAATATTTGTGATGAAAGAATTGATGCATTAAAAAGAGGTGAAGATTACAATACTTCTGCTACAGAAGCTAATATTCATCCTAAAATTTGTGGTATGAATATATCTAATAATGGAACATCTAAATCGTTAATTGATGAACCAGGAATTCCTGAATTATTACAATTATATTTAGATGATAAATATGATTATTCTAATGGAACATTTACTGGTATGTCTGATGCAACTAATCAACAATATAAAACAGATTTAAAATTATTTTATACAGCATTTACTGGAAATCCTATAATGCCACCGGATATAACAAAATTTAGTGATATTAAATTAAAAGATTATAATAATACTAATGGGTGTCAAGGTAATAATCCTTTATATAAAAATACATATACCTTACCTAAAACGGATAAATTATTTATAGAGTATGCAAATAATATAAAAAAAATGATTCAACAAACTACCAAAAGACAAAATGATTTATTATCTGTAATAAACCAATTATTTACCTTTGTTCCTGATCCATATACAAGTCAAAAAAGAATTAGAGTTAATCCAAAATTAACGGAAGAATCATTGCAAAAATTAGTGGAATCTTCAAGAAATATTATTGTTGATTTATATGTCACTTGTGAAAATGATTATGTAAATGGAATAAAAATTTATGAATCTATAGTTGAATCAAAAATTTTAGAAACTACCCAAAAACAAATAAAAAATTTACAATCACAAGCTGACAATATTATTATTGATAGTAAAAAACAAAATTTAGATAATAAAATAATAACTTCTACCATTAATTTAAACCCAAGTCCAAGCCCAAATCCTTATCCAAATCCAATCCCAAATCCTTATCCAAATCCAAATTTAAAATCTTATCCAAATCCTTATCCAAATCCAAATTTAAAACCTTATCAAAATCCTTATCCAAATCCAAATTTAAAATCTTATCAAAATTCTAATCAAAACTCATATATTTAATAATCATTATAAATTATATATATTTTACATATGAAAATATATATAAAAATATATATATAAAAATTTAATTATGTTTATACTCTTTTAAATATTTTTCTACTCCCTCTCTATACAATCCCCATACAATATTTTTATTTTTATTAAAATAACTATTATCATATGTCATAGAAGCATCTTTATTATACACGTAAACTGGATAACCAATATTTGCATGTCGTCCATTTGATTTTTCCAAAACCCACCACATCTCAGCTAAATCACTACAGCATTTAATCCATTCATTATTAAATTTTAAATAATTTTTTGGTATAGTATGAAGTAAAGATGCTTCACAAGTTCGTAAATGTTGACTAATCCATTTTTCTCTATAATTATTATTTTGTATTTCTTCATCAGAGTAAGAATAATAACCAGATAAATCTCCTAATTTATCGTTTTCATAATAGTAAAATTGTCCATAACTAACCAATAATTTTTCATTTAAATAACTATTATTTAACTTACTTAATACATCTTCATTTAATAACCAATCATCACCATCTAACATACAACATATTTCGTCTGGTTGACACATATTATAAGCAATATATCTAGAATAGGTTTGTTTCATATTTTTTTTATTTTTGATAAGTGTCACTTTTTTTCCAAAATCTTTTTCTATTATATAATCTTTAACTAATTCATATGTATTATCAGTTGAGCAATCATCCACATATATTATTCTCCAAAATGGATATTTTTGAATAAATACAGAATCTAAATTTTTTTTATAATAAAGACTATTATTAAAAGAAGAAATAATTAAAACAAAAGATTTATGTCCATTTTCTATTATTTTTGAAATAGACACATTATCTATAGATTTATCCATATTAATATTCATTTTTCTCATAGATAATTTATTACCTAACATAAATTTACATATTTTATCCCAATGTATTGTAGATGATAAATATGTATAATCATTAAAATGTTTAATATCTAAATTATTGAATATATTCAATGAAAAATCATCTATATTGGACTGAAGAATTTCCATAGTTTTTGGATAAAGAATAAGATTTGGATTCAATACAATCGATTTTTTATTTTTTTCGTTTATAATATTCCATAATAATTTTTGAATATTATTATTTTGGTTTTCATTTAATACACCATCTATCTTTTCTTTTATAAATGTAATAATTTCTGGTTTTAATAAAACTGCATAAAAAGGAATATTATTTTCTTGCGCATTTTGTAAATTATTTCCAAAATAAACAATATCATTTGAATCTAATAAATCAAAATTTTCTTTTAGTTTTTTGGTAAACTTACTATAAAAAATAATTTCTTGTTCTAAAATTAATATACTTGATTTATTATCAATTGGTAATAAATCACATATATTTTTTATTGTTAATAATAATTTATAATCTTCATCAAAATTATTTTTATCATTATAAATATTAATTGGGATTTTTTCTTCCAAAGGAATAATAGTATATTTAATGTTTAATTCAGACAATTTATAATTAAATAATAAATCAAATGGAGTTTTTTTTCTTTTTATAACATAGATATCTAACGTATCTAGGATTGAATTATCCATTAATATAAGTTTATATATTTAAAATAAGTTAAGTGTTTAAATATAAAAATATAATATAAGTTTTTATTTATTATATTTTCATTTATATATGAATATTATAGGTGTTAAAAATCCATATGCCTTAGTTCAAAAAGCTGGGAAAAAAAAAGCAAGAAAAACAAAAAAAGTTGGAAAAAAATATAATAAATCTACTAAAAAGAATCGTAAATCAACTAATTGTAGATTAAATAATACCATTTTTTTATAATTTAGTTTATTTAATTAAAATAACTTTTTTCAGAAGATGTCTTTTTTTTATCACTAAATAATTTTTGATAACTACAATTATATACACATTGTCTATCTCTTTTCATTTTTATATCTTTGTTTATTTTTGTTTTATTACTTATTTTTTTCGTTTTATTATGAAAATTTCTTTTTTTACGAAGTGATTTATTTTTACGAAGTGATTTATTTTTACGAAGTGATTTATTTTTATTATTTTTTTTCATTTATATAATATAATATTTATATTATCTAAATATATTGTTTTCATAATGCATTGGATAATAATTCTAATTAATAACTATATATTTTAACTAGAATTTAAATGAAATATATTTTAATCAAATAAATTGTTGGAATATTTATTTAAGCACGGGCACGAGATCTGGAAGCAGCAGCAGAACGGGATCTGGAAGCAGAAGCGGCGGCAGAGGCAGCGGCAGCAGCGGCTCTTGAGGCAGAAGCAGCTCTAGAAGCAGCAGCAGAGGCAGATCTGGAAGCAGATGCAGCGCGGGAAGCACTACGAGATCTGGTTGCAGAAGCAGCTCTGGAAGCAGCAGCAGAGGCAGATCTGGATGCAGAAGCAGCTCTAGAAGCAGCGCGAGATGCAGCTCTAGTAGCGGAACGAGTTCTAGCAGCAGTCATAGAGTGAGGACGTTTGTTACGACGAGTAGCCATTATATATATACCTTACAAAAAAAATATAATTATTCATTTTTTCTAAATTATTAACCTTGCCAAACTCTGTTGGTTGTATGCCACCACATTTTATCGCCTTTTTTAATATCATATATTACTCTAAACATTGGTAATCTGGATAATGGAACATTGGTTCTGTATTTGTCTAAAGGATGAGGATTTGTCTTTAATTGAGCGGCAAGAGCTTTTTTATTTACTTTTTGTCTCATTTGATAGGCATAATAAACAAAAAATGTTCTAAATGATAAGTATCTTATAGGCAATATATCTAGATTTTTTTCTTGAAAATCATTTAAATATTCACTACAAATGGCCAACCCCGATATATCTGCTAAATCTTCCCCAACTCCAATTGCCGCATCAAATTTAATTCCATCATATCCTGCAAAAACTTCGTATTGTTTTATAACGTCATTTTGTATTCTTTTAAATATTGCTTTATCTTCAGCTGTCCACCAGTCAAATAATTTTCCATTATAATCATATTGACTACCCCAATCATCTAAACTATGAGACATTTCATGACCTAATGTAAATCCTAAATGAGCTAAATTCCATTCAATTCCTCTTTGTTTTAAATCAATAAATGGTTCTTGAATATATCCAAGAGGAACGTAAATTGCATTTTTTGATGGAGTGTAGGCAGCATTAACTACATAAGCTTGTGTTCCTATAAATTTGGGAGGGATTTGTTGCCAATCAATAACTGGTAAATCAATCATTCCTTGTCCTTCTAATTTTACAGCTTTTTCATGTCTCCATTGAGCAATTTTTAAAATATTTCCCCATGAATCCCAATTTGAATAATCTAAGAGTGGGTCTTCTCTTAAAATTTTTGGTGAGCCAATAATAAATTTAAAATGATTTAATTTTTTTAGTGCATAAGCTTTGGTTTTTGGTTGTAACCAAGAATTTCTTTTAATAATTCTTATAAATACAGCTTTTAAATCTTCTGCCATATTTTTTAGATAATTAATGACTTGAATATTTTCATTATTGTCTATGTATATATTTGAAATAAAAGTATTAAATGCATATCCTAACCCAAAAATTGGTTGAATACTTTCTGGAACGGCAGCCTCTTGACCACGAACAAATTTTCCTTGAAATTCATAAAATAATTGTCGTCCTCTTTTATTCCATCTTTGGCTTTGTCTTATAAATATATAGATAAAATAGGTGCGCCACATATCTGTATCCCATTCTTTTAATAACAAATCGGTCCCACATTTTAAATAATTTAAATTAGAAGTAATAAAAAAATCTGGAGTTTTTTCATACCCAAGCTGCTTAGAAAAATCTTCCCAATCAAAACCATATATTTTTAATGCATCTTGTTTTGTAACACGATTATAATTTTTCGTATTTTTTTCTTTTAAATAATTACATCCAATTGCATAAATAATTTTGGTTTCTACATCAAATACATCCTTTACATTAAATCCATGATTTTTTCCAAACGAATCCTCAAATAATTCATTTAAATATTTAAAAAATTTCTTTTTATAATTTTCTTTATAACTTTTATCTGTTCCATCATCAAAATAAATATTTATATCAATTAATGACAATTGAGGACTATTTAAATAACTTCGATAGACATCTGGTTCCAAATCATCAGGATTAATTGACCACGTAAACGGAGATCCCCATGATACTACTTCATTTTTATTAAGCATTGCTAACAATTTCCACATATTTTTCTCTTCTCTTATTTCATCAATTAGTTTTAATCTGGCCAAAGCATAATTTTTTGATTCTTCATTTGAATTAAATCTAACTTGAGATAAATAAAAATTTTTAATTGTTTTTGCTTCTTTAGAGTGATTTGTTTTAATATATTTTTTTACAATATCAATTAATTCTAAATAAACTTTGTATTGAACTAGTCTAAAATCATCAATTTGAACAATATATTTTTGGTCTTTTGTAAGGGTTGTTTCTTTCATCCATCTTTCATTAACAAACGAATAAAAATCATTTTGAGGTAAAATATGTGACTTATTACTAATTAATGATTTTTTAATATCATTTATTAATTTCTCTTGATGGATATTACCATTTTTTATTAAATGAATAAGACCTTTTTGTTTCTCAAATTCTTTTTCAAAAGAATCATATATTCGAGAATTAAATTTTGCACATTTATTTTTGTATTCATCATAGGATTTATCATTTATATTAACAACAGTTGTTCCAGTTAATTTTCTTGTGGAATTTTTTTTATTTTTATTATTTTTTTTGGTTTTTAAACTCATATAAAATATATTAATATTTTTATTTAAATAATATATTTTATATAAATACTTTGATTATACAAGAGAATAATTATATATAATTTTTATTATAAAAATTTGTCTTCAATTTTACTTAGTATATCATCACTATAAATTAAATTACCAGAGGGTTTATAACTATTAATAGGAGTATAATTTTTCTTAATAGTTGGTTTTAAAACAATTTGGTTTAATTCTTTATTATTACTAAATTCATTGCCAATTTTAATAGAGAAATTATTTTTTTCACTATCATCTTGTTTTTCAATTGTTTTTTCGCCATATTCATTTATAATAATTCCTGTTTTATTTTTTATTTCAGCTCTAACATAGGCAGGAACCCAATGCATCCATGATATAAATAATGTATTTGGATGAATATATCTAATATTAAATCCATTATCTTTTAATTTATCCATTAAATATGCAATGCAAGATCCTTGATCGTATTTTGGGACTCCAATTATTATTTCAGGAACTACAAACCAACAAAATTGTTCATCTATTTTTTGACGTGAGGTTGTTTTTATTCTAACATGAATTCTATTTAAAATTTTATTAAATAAATTTAATTTACTTAAATCATACGTTCTTTTTTTTTCATAAAGTTCATCAATATTAATTTTTTCAGAAAAATTTTCTACATTTTCTAAGGTAAATATATTTGCCATTAAAAATATATTAGAAAAAAAGTTATTAAAATGAATGCATAGTATAAATATAGGTTAATTATGACAATTAAACATTTGGTTATGTCTGGTGGAGGACCAACTATTATTCAAACGTTAGGTGCTATACAATATTTAGAAAAAGAAAAATTTTTTTTAATGAGTAATATAGTAACAATTTATGGCACTTCGGCTGGAGCAATTATTGGAATTCTTCTATGTTTAAAATTTGATTGGGAAACTTTAATAGATTATATCATTAAACGACCATGGCACGAAGTTTTTCCAATAAAAGTTCAAAATATATTAGATGCCTATACGAAAAAAGGTATATTTGATAAAAGCTTTATTGAAAAATGTTTTAAACCATTATTTGATGCAAAGGATTTATCAATGAATATTACATTAAAAGAATTCTATGAATATTCTAAAATTGAAATTCATTTATTTTCATTTGAAATAAATAATTTTATCATTGAAGATATTTCTTATAAAACACATCCTGATATAACAGTTATGAATGCTATCCATATGTCATGTGCTTTACCTATTATTTTAACTCCTGTATGCCTAGAAGATAAATGTTTTATTGATGGTGGAATGGTATCTAATTATCCATTACAATATTGTATTGATTCTTCTCATGATCCAGATGAAATTTTAGGTATTAAAAATGAATATAATAATCGTGATAAAAATAAGGTAGACTCAAATTCTACCTTATTAGATTTTATAATGAATTTTTTATTTAAACTTATTTATAGTTTAAGTAGTGATAATAAACAACCATATATAAAAAATGAGGTTGTTTGTAATGCTAAATTAATGAACCTAGAAATATTAAAAACGGCACTTTCCTGTATTGAAACTCGAAAGGAATTATTTCAAAGCGGAATCGATTCTTCTATTGCATTTTTAGAAAAATTACAAGACAGTATTTAAAAATTGATTCAAGTTTTCTTTTGTTGGTTTGGCATCAAATTCAATTACTTGACCGTCTTTTAATAATTTAATAGTTGGATATCCTTCTACTTTATATTTATTCATTAGTTTCTCTACTTCAGGTGTCTCATTGGTGCAATTAATATCTGTAAAAACAACTTGGTAACCATTAATTGTTTTGTTTTTATAATCAGATTTTAATTCTTCCCAAACTGGTTTGGCAGTTTTACAATGAGGACACCAATCCACTGAAAATAATATTAATTCTGCTTGTTGTGTTCCATTTTGTTCTCCAATAGGAATATGCTCTCTATTTGGTTTATATGCAACCGCTAACTTTGAAGCAATAAAATAATAATAAATAAAAAATACTAAACAAAGAAATAATATAGCTGCTACTATATATAAAAGGGTATTTTTATTAAAAAAACTACCTACAGTTTTAGTCATTTTTGATATATAACTAAGATGTTCTTCTCCTCCACTTTGCAAATTAACTCCTGTTTTATTTAAATTCAATAGTTTGGACATTTATATATAATTAAAGAATAAATTATGATTATGTTTAAACGAATATAAATAGTATATAAAAAGAAATGATTATAAATATATAAAAAATGATATTTAGAAATGAAAATCAAGAATTAGTTTGGTTAAGTAAATATGACTTTCATTCAGATAAATTATTTTATCAAAAAATATTTTCCTTAAAATATCCTTTTACTAAATTATTGGAAAAAAAAAGTTATACTAATAATTTAATTGAACAATCAATTAGAAATGAAAGTTCTGAGAATAAAAATAATTAATAGTCCCAATAATCCTGTGAATAAATAACCACATATGGAATTTATTCTTATTTGGGATTGAACTGCGCTAGAATCTCCTTTACTTTTAGAATTTCTTAATTTTTCTGTTTGTATTATATTTAAGTAAATAGTATATCCCAGAATTAGTAAAACAATTACTTTCATAAAAGAAGATGTAAAATAGAACTGTTTTAAAGGAGTAATCATAAAAAAAATAATCAAAATTAAAGATGTTAAAGAACAAAAACATATTTTTTTTGTTAAATCAGAAAATGTATTATTCATATCTTAGTTATTTATTTTATTTAATTATTTTTTTTTTATTATTTAATAAATATTTTTTTATTAAATACTTTATTTAAAATTTTTATTAAATACTTTATTTAAAATTTGTATTTTAAATTATTATTACTTTTCTTTTTCTTTATTATTTATATATGATAAATAATAAAGAAAATACTCATAAAAAAACATTTAATATTCGTTATAAAAATAAAAATAATAATAATAAGAAAAAAACGATGAAAAAAACAACGAAAAAAAGAATTTTTTCCAAAGATGACTATAATGCACCAGATGGTTTTCAAACTTCTACTTGGGGTCCTGCAACATGGCATTTTATGCATACAATTAGTTTTAATTACCCAGTAAATCCATCATATGAAGATAAAGTTCATTATAGGAATTTTATTTTGAATTTACAAAATGTTTTACCATGTAAACATTGTAGAATTAATTTAAAAGCTAATTTCAAACAATTACCTATTACTATGGAAACAATGAAAAATAGAGAATCCTTTTCTAAATATATATATGAGTTACATGAATTAGTAAATAAAATGTTAAAAAAGAAATCTAATTTGACTTACTATGATGTGAGAGAAAGATATGAATTTTTTAGATCTAGGTGTTTAGACGAAAGACAAAATTTTAAAAAATGCAAACAAGAGAAACCAGAGAAAAAAGAAAAAGGTTGCACAGAACCTTTACATGGCAAAAAATCAAAATGTATAATAAGAGTTGTTCCATATGATGATATAAATGAGTCATTTCAAATAGATAAAAAATGTAATAAAATATAATAAATAATAATAATAGATAATATTTAATAATAATATTTAATGATAAACTAAAATTATAATTTATGTTTTAAGTATATATGAGTCAATTGGATGAAAATTTAAATAATTATACATTTTTAAATAACAAGACCTTTTCTAATTTGTTTAATAATTCTGGCTCAAATATGGAAGAAGTATCAACTATGTTGTATTTATTAAATTTTATTGATTTAAAAAATGGGGAAAAATCATCTAACATAGATTATAATAATTTAACTATTGATTTATTATCTAAATTAAAGATGTTTACAGAATGTTGTGTTAAATATACGGTTTTTAACAGCGCAATTTCTATTATTTATCAACATTTTTATAAATTAATCAAAGATTATTTGGATGAAGTCATAAAAAATACTGAATTTACAAGTAAAAGAGTTGAACCATTAGGACAAGATCAAGAACAAGAAGGAGGAGGAATTACAATAAAAAATATATTTATTTTATTTAGCTTTTATTATACATTTTTTAATTCAATTGCTAATTCAGAGAATGAAACCAATATACGACAAGTATCTATTCAAAGTAATACCAATTTATTTAAAAAAATCGATATTAAAAACTTAAATCCTATACCAGACGAAAATATAGAGAATATTCCTAATTATTTTGATATTAACAAACAAATGGATAAATTTAATAAAAATATTAATTATTTTTTAAGGGTGTTATCTATATCTCCTGATGCTTTAACCGTTGTAGAAACAGAAATTGACTTTATTAATGATGTTTTTAATAAAATGGAAACAGATTTAAATACTCAATGTGAGAGAATTACAAATATTTCTATTGATAAGGATTTAATAAAACCTATAAATAAATTAATTGAAGAAAAATTTGAAAAAGAAATAGAAAATCAAAAAGAAATAATAAATAATGATAGTAATGCTGAAAATATTAATAATTTAAATTATGATGATAAGTTAATTAGTAATTTAATAGAAGAAAACAAAAATCTCTCTGAGAAAATAAATGCTACTGCTTATGAAAAAGAAATTAGTAAAAATACAATAGGCACTAATATTGGATCAGCACTTATTGGATTTAATGATTTATTTTATTCTGTAGGATCAACTATTAGTCAAGTAGTTGAAGATGCAACCAATGTTATTGAAAAAGGTCTTTTTTTATCTGAGGAAGAAAAAGAACAAATATATAAAAATGAAATACAGCTAGATAAAATAGCTGCTAATAATGAAACTATACAAGGAATAGAAAATAATCAATATCAAGAAAATCAATTAATAGATATAAATTCTCAGGCACAATTAAAAGCAACAGAAACCGTAATTAAAGATATATTAAAAGCACAAGAAAATTATTTTTCTCAAAATGAGTTAGGGACCTTGGGTATTTTGGCTTGTGCCAAACCATTAGGTAGCACTGTATTGGAATTAAAAATGAATGATCAAGATAAATACTTTTTAGAAATTAATACTAATTATGTTGATGTAAATCACTTGTTAGGTATGTTGAACAATATAAAATTTAATATAGATGAATATGCTAAAACAAATCCTGATATTTTAAGTGATAATGGAACGATTCAAGATATATACGAGAGAGTGAAAATTTTTCAACAATTATTGAAAAAAACACTTTATTTGGGTTATTCAATAAACAATAAATTACCTTTGTTAGACATATTTAATAATATTAAAATGCAACAAGGACAATTAGAAAAATTAATAAATTTAATTTCTTCTTTTTTACCCACAACCAATATATTGACTAAAGAAACAATTGAATTAGAAAAAAATCAAACAGAAATATTATCACAACGTAGAAAAACCCAGGCTGAAAATAACTTAAAATCATGGGCATCTTTATCAGAAGTAACTAATTCACAAATAAATGGAGTTACTAATTTGGTTTATGATGCAGCAACCAATATTACTGATACTACAGGAAATGCTATTTTAAAAGTAGCCAAACAAACAGGAGGGATTATATTTGATTTTAGTCATTTTGTTTTAGGGAATTCTTATGTTATTGCCGCAGAAATAGCTGGTTTATTTTTAATTTTTATTTTATTATTTGTTTTTTATAGAAGGGCAAGAACTGGAGCTTATGACTATAAGCCTGTTATGAATGATGGAAATAAACAAACTATTGAAAATACTGTTGCTACTGCAAATACAAATACAAATGAAATGGTTGCAACTAATACAAACGAAAATGTTTTTACAAATACTTATGTTTCTCCGAGTGCAAAATGGACAAGAACTATGCCATCTGGTGAAATAAGAAGAACACGCTTTCATGAAAATGGTGGAAAGAAAACTAAAAAAACAAAAAGTAAACATTTGAAAAAAACAAATAAAAATAAAACGAAAAAGCAAAAAACAATTAAGAAAAGAAAAATCAAAAAAAAAATGAAAAAAACATATAAAAAGAAAACGAAAAATTGAAATATTATTTTTTAGACCTTTTATATTTGAAACGCGGATTATTTATTATTATATAAAAGATATTAACAGTATTTTTTATATAATATAAAATGGAAAAAACCAAAGAAGAAAATGATAAAATATATATATCAGGCTCAATAAAAAATATTGATAGTTTTATAAGTAAAAATGAATATAGAAAAGCATTTGGATTACTAATTTCCGTTCTTGAAAGGCTTGATGATGGTAATCAAAAAAACGAGGTTATAGATTATTATAGTAAAAAAAATATTGGAACCAGATTGGAGTATTTTTAACTATTTTTTTAAAGCAAGATAATAAGGATTTATTTCACTTCGTAATAAATGTTATAAACTTACATACCAAAAGAACTAAAATTATTTAAAACTGGAACAGGTAAATATTCATTGCTTATGGCATTATAATTGGGAACTTTTTTACATTCAAATGATGGTTCTGGGCATCTACCGCATGGTGGGCATGCTGGACATGGTTCTTGACGTGGACAACTAGAAGATGATGGACACACTGGGCAAACTGGTGGAACTATTTCAGATTTTAATATATATAAATCTTCTTGTCCTCTTGGAATTTTACTCGATGGAATTCCTCCACTTCCATATTTATAATTATTTTTTTGGTAATAACTTGAATTTTGATTTTGTGAATATGCATTACTATTATTATTGTATCTGTTATTATTATTGTATTTATTATTATTGTTGTATTTATTATTATTATTGTATCCATTATTATTATTGTATCCATTATTATTATTATTGGTATTGTATCCGTTATTATTGGTATTATATCCGTTATTATAATATGTTGGCGCGCTGTTACTAGGAGAGTTAGTATAAGCAGTTGAATAATCTGTTATAGGCATATTTTGTGTATTTACTGGTGGATAACTATAACTATTATTTGAATTTGAGTTAGAATTAGGGTTTTGGTTTGAGTTACATGTTGAATTAGAATTTGAACTGGAACTTGTTGTAGAACTTGAACTTGAACTAGAACTAGAAAAAGTTTCTGCTCCATTTGGTGTAGAAAAAATAATGGTTGTTGAACCATCATACCCAGAATTAATAGTTGCTGAAATCGGTATTCCAAATGGAGCATAATAAATATTTTGATCTCCACCAGGTTTTGGTTTAAAAAAAGTAGCTTGTTTTCCAGGTGTCTCTGTTAATTGAATATTTTTACTTCCATCTGGATTATAACCAATAATAGCTGTTGCACCATTTGGCCCATAATAAGTTGTTATGCTATTATTTGTTGATGGAGAAGTAGAGTATGCAGATGAATAATCTGATGTAGCAATTTTGTTTCCTGTGCTTCCAAAATAATTAGTAGCATTGGAAGACGAATTTGGAACATTATTTGAAGTCATAGACCATTGATCTTTATCTGATGTAAATGAAATTTCTTGTTGACCGTTACTACCTTGAGAAATTCTTGCGAAAAAATTTGCATTAACTTGACCATTCATTAACATATAAAAAATAGATGAATTATAACCAGGTATATTATTTTGATACATTGTAGTAGCTCCTAAACTATTTTTTAGATTTATTACTTGAGAACCGTCTGCATTTGTTGAAATAGTGGCTGATGTTCCATTAGGTCCAGAAAAAACAGTATTGTTTGGAAGTTGGGAAGTTGAACCACTATAATGATTATAATTATCAAACCCTTCTTTCGAAGAAAGATTGGAAATATTTGGAGTATAAGTAACAGCAGGAGGTATACTAGGAATATTGGCTACAGGAGCAGCTGTGGTTGGTGTCGATGAAACAGCTGTTGGCGCAACAGAATTATTATTTGGATTTGTAGATGCTAAGGATGGAGAAGAAGAATTTTGAAGAGGCGAATTAGATAAATTTACAGATGTTGAAGAGGTATTTTTATTTGGAGATGTTGAACTAGTCATATTTTCTAAACCTTCATAACAATTTCCTCCTAAAAAAGAACATAAAATTAATCCTAATAATAAAATGATAAAGAGAAATAATACTTGTGAATTCATTATATATTTTATATAGTGAAAAAAGTTTAAAATATAATTGAAAACAAATTATTATTTAAGAATTATAGTATAAAAGAGTCTAGAATGAAAAGTGATTATCAAAGTGCTATTATTTTGGAAGATTCAGAATCAGATAATGAAAATCTAGATACAAAAATTTCTATGAGTGATAAAATGGTTTCTAAGAAAAAAAGGGAAACACAAAAACCATTACAAAAATATTATAATATGAATCCAGAAATTTATGAAATTGGAGTAGATGAAGTTGGAAGAGGACCATTATTTGGAAGAGTATATACTGCCGCTGTCATTTTACCTAAAGATGATAGTTTTGATCATTTCAAAATGAAAGATAGTAAAAAATTTCATTCTAAAAAAAAAATAGTGGAGGTATCAAATTATATAAAAGAGAATGCAATTGCATGGTTTATTAGTTTTGAAGATGAAAAAACCATAGATGAAATAAATATTTTACAAGCTACTCAAAAATCAATGCATCATTCTATTTTGGAAGTAAAAAAACAGTTATTGGTTAAAGAGACAAAAATAGGAAATTTTGATCTTACTAACATCAATAATTATAAATTATTAATAGATGGTAATTATTTTAATCCAATCAGTGTTTTAAATAAAAATACAAAACAATTTGAAACAATCCCTCATGTATGTGTTGAAGGTGGAGATAATGTATATTCTTCTATCGCAGCAGCATCAATTTTGGCAAAAGTAGAGAGAGATAAATACATTGATGATTTATGTTTAGAGAATCCGGATTTAATTCATCATTATTGCATTGATTCAAATAAGGGTTATGGTGCGAAAAAACATATAGATGGAATAAAAGAACATGGTATTACACCATGGCATAGAAAAACGTTTGGAATTTGTAAAAGTTTTGTGAATAAATATTAAAGAAAAGTTTATTTTATAATTATTATATAATATATATGAATAAAGTAAAATCATCTCAAAATAAAAAAACTAAAAAATGGTCTCTTAAATATAAGAAAAGTATAAATTGTATAAAGCCAAAAGGTTTCTCTCAAAAACAATATTGTAAATTTGGTAGAAATAAAATGAAAACAAAAAGAAATAATATATATTAATTTTTTTCGTTTTTTATTAAATTATTAAAATAAAATTGATTGTAAATACTATTTAAATAATATTTGTAAAATACTTTTCTTAAAAAATAAATTCATATTAATAGTAATTTTAAATTATAATTTAAAATCAAATTCACAATATACTCAATTATGACTAAAATATTAATTTTTGATACGGAAACTACAGGGCTACCAAAATCTTATACTATAAATTATAATGTTTTAAATCTATGGCCCTATATTGTTCAATTTAGTTATATCATTTATGATTGTGAATCAAAATGTTTAATAAAAATAAAAGATAATATAATTCAAGTTCCCAAAGAAATAAATATTAGTGATGAATGTATTAATATTCATGGTATTACCAATGAGTTATCACAAAACCAAGGTATTCCAGTTGAAGTTGCTATAAAAGAATTTATGCAAGATTTGAAAACAGTAAACTTAGTTGTAGCACATAATATGGAGTTTGATTTAAATCTTTTAAAGGTAGAAATAATGAGAAAAGTAAGTGAAAATTTAATTGATAGTGAAAAAAAAGAACCCTATTTAAAGTATTTGAATGTTTTATCAAAAGAAATGAATTATTATTGCACTATGCAAAATTCTATTCAATTATGTAATATAAAAAGAATCAGTAAAAAAGGAAAAGAATATACTAAATTTCCAAAATTATCTGAACTTCATGAAAAATTATTTCAAATTATTCCAAATAACCTTCATAATTCTTTAAATGATGTTTTAGTTTGTTTGAGATGTTTTTATAAATTGAAATATGATGATGATTTAATACAACAGGATACAGAATTTCATAGTCGGATGACTAAACTTCTATGAAATAATACGTGAAATAATAATAATTTGTATTTTTATTATTATTATTTATAACTATTGCTAATACTATTTGTTACTAACTGAAAAAAAAGCACTATGCAGAGCATAATTCACAAATTTCGTCATGTTCTTCTTTTTTTTCTTTTTCAGGTTCAATCGTAAATTGTTGAGCTTGATGTTTTGCCTTTCTACGTAAATAATAGATTCCGGTTTTTAATCCTTGCTTCCATGAATAAAAATGCATAGAAGTTAAAGTATTATAGGTTGGATCTTCTACCCATAAATTCATACTTTGACTTTGACATATATATACTCCTCTGTCTGCAGCCATATCAATAATGTGTTTCATTGGTATTTCCCAAACAATCTTATATTTATTCCTAATATGTTGCGGAACATTCATTAAATGTTGAATAGAACCTTTATTTGCAATAATATTATTTTTAATTTCCTCATTCCATAATCCTAGTTCAACTAATTCTCTCATTAAATATTTATTTACTACTACAAATTCTCCTGCTAATGTTCTTCTACTGTAAATATTACTAGTAAATGGTTCGAAACATTCATTAAAACCCAATATTTGTGATGTAGATGCCGTTGGCATAGGTGCAACTAATAATGAATTTCTTAAACCATATTCGACAATATTTTTTTTTAAAGATTCCCAATTATATCTTCCAGATGTTGGTGTAACATTCCATAAGTCAAATTGTAATATACCTTTTGATGCAGGAGATCCAATAAAAGAACTATATGCTCCACTTAAATTATGATTTACATTCACTACTTTTTCGATTTCATCTTGTATTAAAGAAACATTCTTGATTCCGTTTCGAATTGCAATATTTCTTTCCATACTTATTTCATTACTTTTTTCTAAAGCTGCATGATAAATAGTTTCAAATATTAATTTATTAATTTCTTTAGCTTCTTCCGAATGAAATGGTATATCTAATAAAACAAAAGTATCTGCTAATCCTTGAACACCTAATCCAATTGGTCTGTGAAGAAAATTACTACGCTGAGTTTTTCCAGTAGGGTAATAATTGATGTCAATTACTTTATTTAAATTATAGGTAATAACTTTGGTAACTTCATGTAATTTTTCATAATCAAATGTCTTGGTTTCTTTGTCCACAAAGGTTGGTAATCCTATACTAGCTAAATTACACACAGCTGTTTCATTTTCATCTGAATATTCTATAATTTCACAACACAAATTAGAACTTTTTATAGTGCCCAAATTTTGTTGATTTGATTTTTTATTTGCTGCATCTTTATATAATAAATAAGGTGTCCCAGTTTCCATTTGAGCATCTAATATTTTGAACCATAAATCACGTGCATTTAATGTTTTTCTTTGTTTTCCAGTTGATTCATATTTTTCATATAATTCTTTAAATGATTCACCATATACATTATCTAGTCCAGGACATTCATTCGGACAAAATAGTGACCATTTCAAATTATCCCTTACTCTTTCCATAAATAAATCAGATATCCATAATGCATAAAATAAATCTCTTGCTTTTAATTCTTCATCACCGTGATTTTTCTTCATTTCCAAGAAATCTTCAATATCTGCATGCCATGGCTCAATATATATAGCAAAAGAACCATTTCTTTTTCCAGATTGATTTACATATCTTGCGGTGCTATTAAATACTCTTAACATAGGAACTATACCATCGGTTTTTCCGTTTGTTCCGTTAATATAAGAATCCTTGGCGCGAATATTATGAATATGTAATCCTATTCCTCCTGCCCATTTTGAAATTCTTGCACAATCTGCTAAGGTATTATATATACCATCTAAACTATCTTCCTCCATACCAATTAAATAACAACTAGATAATTGTGGTCTTGGAGTCCCAGCATTAAATATAGTTGGGGTTGCATGAGTAAAATATTTCAATGACATTAAATCATATGTTTCTTTAACTAAATCTAAACTTTTTGGATTGTTTAAATCACCGTGAATACCAATGGCAACTCTCATCCACATATGCTGAATTCTCTCTACAATAGTGTTTCCTATTTTAAATAAATAAGATCTTTCTAATGTTTTAAAACCAAAAAAATCAATTAAATAATCTCTATTATCATCAATCATTGCATTAATTTCATTTGTATAAAATACAGTATACATATACATAGTTTTAGATACAATTGGTTTATGAATACCATGTAAATCTTTGAAATAATAAAGTTGAGAAACAACTTCAGAAAAGATTGAATTCGTATTTTTTTGATGGTTAGAAATAACAATTCGTGCAGCTAATACACCATAATCACAATTATGAGTTAATAAAGAAGCACATTGCTCTGAAGCTAATTCATCAATTTTAGTTGTCTCGATTCTATCATATAATTGATCAATCACTTTCATAGCTAATGATGAGTAATTAATTTGAATATTTACTTCATTGCCAAGTTTTTTTATTCTATTTAATATTTTATCAAATGAAACATCCTCTAATTCTCCGTTTCTTTTTGTTACTCTCATCTCATTGTTATTCTCCATTATTAATTATATATGATAGGTTAGTTTTAAACTGGTTATTTATAATAAAATTATTTATGTTTTTTTCTATTATTTTCAAATATTTGAAATATATCAAATATATCAAATATTTATTAAAAATATATATTAAATATATATGAAAAAAAATATATTATCCTTTATTATTGTATTCGTTGTTATATTATCAATTGTATTTTTTAATATTTATAGTAAAAATCAACAACACGAGGGTTATTCCAATTATAATTTAGGAAGTGCTAGTGGTAATTATCCTATATCAGAAAGCACTGTTTTATTAGAGAAAAGTTATCCTCGTATTAGAAGAATACCTGAATTGTCGAATGATACATCTTCCAAAGTATGGTGGCACTATCCAACTTTTGAAGTTGGATCTTATGATCAAATTACGAATAATATAAGGTATTCCAATAATCCTGATATAGCTAGATGCTCACCAATGGATGTTTGTGGAGCTTTATATAAAGAATATCAAAAAAAAAGTAATTATAGTAAAGTATTACCTCCTGTAAATTCATCATGTGGTGTCCGAGTGAATTATTATACTACACCTTTTAATTTATTAGATTTCAAATCTGGCAATGATAATATATTATATTAAATATATATCTCTATTATTTAAAGAAATTCTTTTTCTTTTGTTTCATCAATAGAGTCTGTTCTAATTTTTATTACTTTTGTATCTCCAGAAAAATAACTTGATATATTTGGTTGTAAATATATTTTATTCGAATTTTTGTCATTAATTGTAGTATTTATTGTGGTATTTATTGTGGTATTTATTGAATTATATTTTTTATCCAAGTTTAAAAAACATCCTTGAGTTTTATCCTGGTTACATAAACCAACAAAATCTCCATTGTCTTTTTTTATTCTTTTTTGTGGAGCACGATGAGAGAATCCAGTTATTCTCTCTTTTTCAATTATTCTCCATACTTTTTCAATTTCCCCAATATTGTCTTGAAACCATTTTTTATTCCTAGCTATTAAAACACAGCTAAGTTTTTCTAATTTCCAATAAATAATTTTAATAAAAGTCATATTATATTTTTCTGATTGATATTCTTGTATTATATCTTCTTCCCATTGTATAATATTTTCATATCCTTGTATAGATAATGGTTTGTAAACATAAAATGGTTTTGCTTCTTTCGTATTAAAGTATATGATTAATCCTTTTCTTTGATTATTCAATGTAAAACTACAATTATCTTTATTGTCAATCTTATTTAAATAATGTATATCGTTATCTTTACAATTGGGTGTATCACAATAAAAATCCAAACTATTTTCATATTCTGTAAATTTCGTTTCTAAAAAATCACATTCATCCAAATCACATACTTCCATTTGTAACTGTGTTTGAATCCAATACTCTTTTTTGGGTATTCCTGTTATTTCACGATTAACAATATTTTTAATTTCCAACATACGTCCATATAATTTATTTGTTTTGTCCACATTTATTCCATCCGGTGATGCACCTAAAAAAGAAAAATCATCATGTTTAATACACCCAAAATCTTCTATTTTAGTAGAAAACATTTCTTCATATACAATTACTGACAAAGGTTCATATTTTTGACCCCAATGAAGTGTTGTATTTGTGTTTACGGTAGATTGCTTATCTTGTTCTGCATTTTTCAATGGTTGACATTTTTCAAAAATAAGTTGGTTTACCGTTGATTGACTTTCAAATGCTTTATATGCATTACTTGCTGTAATTAAATTGTGTCTAAAAATATACCATGCATCTGTTCTTTGATCTGGTTGTGGTTTACACCGAATATTATTTATTTTAATGGTAATTTCATCTATTTCATTTGTAGTATACATATTATTTGTATTATTCATATCATTAGTATTATTCATAGCATTTTTATTATTATATATATCTGAATTATTATTTAAAGATCTACCGTTGTATATGGTTATAAAAAATATCTCAATTGCATAATCTATTATTTCTTCGATATCCTCTTCTAGTTCTTCATTAAATAAAAAAAAATCTTCTAGTTGTAAATATACCATATCCGTTATTTCTTCTTTTATTATCTCATTAAAATCTGGTTCTGAAATTGCACATGGATTTTCTTCAATATAATTATGCATTAAATGTAAAATGGTATCTATTAATTCTAATATATATTCTTCTGTAAAAATGCAATATTCATCAGGAATTATTTCATCAATATAATTTTTTAATTCTTCTAGATCATGTAAATACATATATATAATAATATAATATTTACTTTTTATATGTATATATTATAATTTAATTATCATTTGTTTTTTTAGGTAAGGATTTTAAAGTTGAAATTCTTTTATCCATATTCTTTAAGGTAAAGTGTTTACTTGCTTTATTATAAGTTAACGCTGGGATTTCTTTTATGATACCATTATTTTTATCATATACAACGTCTTTTACTCTTTGAAGTTTTTTTCTATCTAAACAGTCTTTTAAATAATGAACCAAAATTTCTTCCTCTGAATCATCCAAATGATTGTCTTTTTTATATATTTTAACGAAATCGTGAATTTTTTTTGTTTTGATTGTTTTATCTAGTTTACACCAAGGTTCATTTTTATTAGAGTTTTTTTCATCTTCTAAAAATTTTTCCAAGTTAGACATATCATTTGAAGATTTTGTTTCATGAAAAGTATTTCCACTTAAAAGCATAGTTTTATATTTAATGTTTTTTAATTCTAAACATTCTTCTTTAATATCGGTGGTATTAGTAACTTCCATTATATATATAATATAAAGAGATGAGTTTAACTTACTTTATTAAATAATAATTTATTATATAAAATATGGCTGAAGATGAACAAGGGTTATGTCTTGAAAATATAGAAGAAATAAAATATATCCATGAAAATAAAGAGGAAAAGAGTATTATTTTCAATGGTATAAATAATAGATATCAAATGAAAAAGCTAATATCTACCAAAAATGAAATTAAAAAAAGAGTTATAACTGAAAAATGGGAACTAAGTAATGAATCTTATACTTGGGAAAAACAAGTATATTTTATTAAAAATATAATGGAAAAAGAGAAAGAGAAAGAGAAAGAGAAAGAGAATGTAAAGGAAGAATATGAAAAAATTATGGAAGAAGAATTAATTATAAAAGAAATAGAGAGAAAGATAATTAGCTATAAACATCAAGATATAGAAAAAAAAATACTTGAACAAGAAAATATAATTGATTTAAAAACAATAGTTTTATCTTTGAATGAAGTAAATATAAAATGTTATTATTGTGAATGCCAAATGTTGGTTTTATATAAAAATGTTAGAGAACCAACGCAATGGACGGTAGATAGAATTGATAATAAAAAAGGTCATAATAAAGATAATTTTATTCTCTCTTGTTTATCATGTAATTTAAAAAGAAGATGTAGAAGTAAAGAAAATTTTTTATTTACCAAACAATTAAATATTATAAAAAAAGATAATTACTAATATTATATTAATATTAAAAAAATTAGTTATATATTTATTTTTTAAAAAATATATAAATTTATGGAATGGAAATGGTCTATCAATGAACCTTATGAAAAAACGAGAAGAGTTATGAATAAAAAAGTATGCACTTTAGAAAGCCAAGATAAAGATAAAGAAAGAGAATCAGACTTTGAATTATTAAATTCACAAGAAACATCTGCTTATTCATCAGCTCTGAATCATGATGAGAATACTTGGAGTATTTTAAATAATAACTATTTAGATATAGCTTTTAGAGATTCCAATAAGAGAGAAGAAACAGATAAAAAACTTTCGGAACGTGAATTAGTTGGACAAATTGGGATGAACCCATATTTATCGAATCTAACTTATGCAGATGATGTAACTAATCATCAAGACTTTTTAAAATCAAACTATTTGAATAATATAGATCCTGAATAAATAAATAAATGAAAAAACAAATAAAGGTTACTTATTTTTTAAAAATTAGTTTTTAAAAAAATAAGTATTTAAATAAATAAATACCATACTATTAATTATGAATTCAGTATCCAATTTTACTACCCAAAATGATTTATTATTAAATAATTTAATGGAATTTTATAGAGATGAAAATAATTTAAATCGTATGTTGAAAATTATTACAGGTGAATCTAAAATTTCTCTCAGAATAGTAGATTGGTTTTCAACTAATTATGCAAAAAAAAATTACACTTTATATAACATTGAAGATAATAATGGCGATTATGTTTCAAGATTTAAAGTGTATGTGGATTATAAGTTAAAACTAAAAGCTTATTCTAAAAAACGATTTGATCCTTTTTGTAGATGGGAACGAATAAGTATTCCTTATAAAACAGATACATGTATTGAAACGACTATTGGACAATTGAATTTTTTTAAATGGGCATTAGAAAATAAAGTAATTAATTATATTGAAGACAATTATGATTTGATTGAAAAAGATATGAATAATAGAAATAGCACTTCTAAAAGAAAGGAATTAATTTTAGATAACAAAACCAGAAAGAAGAGAGAAGAATTATCGGTATCTGCTACTAAAAGTATTAAAAAAGAAAAAGTTGAAATTGTAGTTAAATTTCATTGAAATCATGATCATGCTTCTTTTTCTTCATTATGTTATTTATAATTTACAATATTAATTAATAATTTAATTTTCAAGAATAATGACCTCATATATGGTATCGTTTAGACATTCATAATGTTTTTTTTTGCAAAATTTTTATTCCCTTTATAAGGTATAATGTCTCCACCAGTAATTGACGACCCACTGCATTCTACAGAAGGCAACAATAACGCTAATAATAATAATAGTAACGCTAATAATAGTAACGCTAATAATAATAATAGTAACGCTAATAATAATAATAGTAACGCTAATAATAATAATAGTAACGCTAATAATAATAATAGTAACGCTAATAATAATAATAGTAACGCTAATAATAATAATAATAGTAACCATGACAATAATTCTAATCATGATCTCAGTTATAATTTAGTATATGTAACAAATGTTCAGGACATTAGCAATAGCTATGTATCTGTAGTAACCTCATGTGACGAAAATATAACCCTACCTATTCCTGTTCCAATAGTATCAAACCTATCTAGTGTAACTGTAACAGAGAATGGTTATAACATTACTAATCAAACCGGACTTGCTGCAGATGGTTCTACCGTGATTAGGAAAATATTTACATCTACAGACCCTAGTAATAATGACGCTGATATTAATCAAATTTTATCCGAAGTAGTTACTACTTATAACGATACAACTGACAATAGTGAATCAAGTATTTTATTACAACAAATTAAAACATATGCTTCTGAGATTCAGTGCTCTGATTTTCATGGAAAAGGATCTATTGATGATTATAAATCCCTTTTTCAAGCCGCAAGTAAAATCGCAAATGAATCAAAACAAATGGAGCTCGATATAGATATTGATGGGTTTTCAGAGTTTGGACAAGCTGCAGATGATTTAGCTAATCTTTTTGAGAGTTTTATTACCAAATTACAGAATGTGAATATTATTACTGACATTAGTTTCCTAAGAACTATTTCTATTGCACTCGGTAAAATTGTTCATTTATCTAATATTTTCGGTAAATTCAAAGAAACTATCTTTTCTACAACTACCATTGAAGTGCCTAAATCGATAAATGAAACCAAAGTTATTTTACAAGGTGTGATGGATGAAGTAAACTGTGCTATGCAATACATTAATTACTTTGTTGCACCAACAGATTCGTTACCAGATGCAAGTTTATCAACTACTGAACAAAATATTATTACACAAGCAATTAATACTATTGATACATGGAATGTTTTATGTGAACAAGGTGTAAGTATTGCTATGGCAAATAATAATGACATTCAATATTTAATAAATACCAGTTCAGAATTAAAAAATACAACCAATAACTTGAAGTCTATAACGAATACATTAAAAAATAAATATGCTTCTATGAATATTAATTGTTAGGTATCTATTTTATAAAATATATGTAAAAAACATATGTAATTTAAAATTAAAATAATATAAATATTTTTAAATAAAAGAATAAATATTTAAAAATATATCCTTTATTTATTCAATGGGTAATACACAAATTATACAAAAAATGAATTATGAAGATATGCAATATATTATTTTTAATAAAGATAATAATATTATTATTAATACTTTAAATGAAAATGAACAACAATGTTTGATTCCAAATACGATTAATCCTACTCAAGAAGTGGAAATATTAAATTCTTTAATAAAAAACAATAATAAAAAAATAAGAATCATTGTTTATGGACGTAATAGTAATGATGAACAAATATATAAAAAGTATAATCAATTGAATTCATTAGGGTTTTATAATGTATTTATTTATGTTGGAGGAATGTTTGAATGGGTTATGTTACAAGATATTTATGGAGAACAAGAGTTTCCTACTACAAAAAGAGAATTAGATATATTAAAGTTTAAACCAAATAAAATGTTGAATATTCCTAGGTTGGAATATTAGAGAGAATTAGATTTGATAAACCTTTATATTATATATTTAAATTGGTAAAATATATAATATTTTTACACTATATATGAGTTGTTTATTTAATAGTTTAAGTTATTTTTTAAAGGAAGATAGTTTTACTATTCGTCAGAAAATATGTGATTATTTGCAAAATAATAGTCCTATTATGGATGGATTAGAGACATCTTTCATTTTAAATTTGGAAAATCCAAATTATATTCCTATGATGCGTCAAACTTCAACTTGGGGAGGTGCAATTGAAATACAAGCAGCATGTAATATATGGAATACAAGAATAATTGTTTCCAATATAAGAAATAGAGATGGTTCCAATATTGAATTTATTCCTATTCATACTATATTTAATAATACTATTTATTTAGAGTGGAGTGGAGGACATTATGAACCAATACGTAATTAAATGTTCGTAAATAAATGTAATTATAAAAAAATGAAATAAAATGAAGAATATAATATAATATAACTAAAAAATGACTAGTTTACCAATAAATACAAATACTTTACCACCTACTCCACCATCGTGTGAAGAAGAATTAAATGGCACGTTTGGTTATATTAAATCAAATGTAGATAAAAAGATGTTTTCAACTGCATATAAAGCAATTACTCAAACGGAAACATGGGATTATATTAAAAACATGGAATCTTGTTTCGGACCAGAGTCTGATCGTATCTATAAAGTAATAGAACAACTAGGATATGATGGACATTCTGGATGTTCTTTTATGTGCACATTGAGTGAAATGCAATTTATAGCTTTAAATGGAGAAAAAAAATTTAAAGATAGATATACAAAATATGAAATTCTTGCATCTACTGATCCAAAAATACAAGAGAGAAGACGAATTATTGCAGAATTGGGAACAAATGATAATTAAACCGACTAAAAAATAAAAAAATGAGATAAATATAATATAAGAATTCTTAATTTAAAAAATATCATCTATTTTGAAATTTTCTTATCTATGGAAAAAATGTTTTACACGTATCTTCATTGTTATGTTTTAAACATTCTAAATATTCTGTATGTAAAGTAGATTCTTGTTTAGGTTTAAGTTCAGGTTTAGGTTCTTGTTTTGAATGAAATAAATTATCAATTACATTTCTAGCTATAGAACTTCCTGCACCAAATGCAAAACCAGAAACTACATTAGATGTAATATCATTAGCAATATTTGATTTTGTTGGAATATGTGTTGGTGTAGATGAAGATGGTGGTGGTGGAGTTTTTTGTTGAACAGTTTTTTGGGTTTTATTTCTTGGCATTATAAAAAATAATATATATATATCTATATTGTTTTTATTTTTTAATAAAATATATTATTTATAACATAAAATCAGAATGAATAATATCTAATTCAGATAAATTTGTTATTGCATTATTATGTAATTGCATGGATAATTCTCTTGAATAATTTGTTATAAATAAATCATCTTTAATATAATTAAATACTCTATCATTAAATAATTGTTTTGCTCTTTTAACTGATTCAAAATAATCATATTTAGAAACCATCATTCCATATATAACACATCGATCAAAATCATATGCTGATAATAAATCTGCTTCTCTCACAATATGATATGACAATTGATATTCTTTTAAATCTGGATAACCATTTTTTTTTACAGTTGAATAAGACATAGTCGAAATTATATCCGTAATAGCATCTAATTTTTCCTCACATAAATATGGTTTCATATATTCTTTAATATCTATAATGCCTTGCTTTTCATCCATATATTTTTTATCACACATATCATGTAATATTGCGGAAACACAAATAATATCTTTTTGATCTTTTAAATATTCATTTATCTCCACTTCTGAATTATATATTTTATTTGCCATATTAAATACTTCCATGCTATGTTTTAAAGAATGTGATTCATCAATATTATGTATTTTACTTATTTGTATTACCAATTTAAAGGCTTGATTAATAATTGTTGCTAAATTATACATTTTCATTTAAAAACTAATAATATTTTAATAAACACCATTTATTTTAAGCTAATTTCAATTTAAAATAAAAAGAATAATATATTAAATGTTTATAAATAAGATTTGCATTTTTTTATTTATAACACAAAATCATTTTTTAATATATAATAGTATTAAATCGGATTTAGAATGGGATCAGTTTATGTTATACAAAAAAAAATTTAATAAAACTTATGAAACCTTTTTTGAATTAGAAAATAGATTTAAGATTTTTAGTCTAAATTTTAATAATTTATTGAATTATCATTTCTATAATGAAGAATATCCTAGTTTTTTACATAAAGATTCGGATTCTTATGCTGACACATCATACCCTTTAACTATGTAAATCTAATATTAGTTTCTTTTTCTTAATTTCTTTTTAAAAGTTTTATTTAATTTCTTTTTTAATGTTTTGTTTTTCTTTGTTTTTCTTTTTCTTCTACCTCCCAAATTATTCAAATATAATTCATGTTGATCTTTAATATCTTTGTTATTAGTTGATAAGTATTTATTATGTATATTTTGACCTTTTTTAATATATGGTAAAGTGGATTTAATAAAATGTATTTCTTTTTTATATTGAGGTTTTGCAGTTTCTATTAAATTTAATTTGGCATTATCGCTTAACCAAGGATTTTCAATGACTTTTCTCCCTAAAAAACCTGTTTGATTATTATATTCTTTTTGAATATAATCATTTTGTTTAACAAAACTAGGAATTTCTTTCAAATAATATGTATTCTTATCATCATTATTAAATAAATTCATTTATAGATTATAAAGAAAATATAAAGAATAAATTATATTCTTTATAATGGAATTGGAATATACACATAATCTAAAAATAATATTACTTGATGAAAATAATAATATTGTAATAAATAATCTCTTACTAAATGAAATAAAAAATAAATTAACTAATAATATTACGCATACAATAGTATGGAATGGACAACTTTTAGATTTTACAATAAAATGGGATAAAAAAGACTTGTGTGAAATTAATCAAGCTTTGATGGGAGATTTATTTTCAAATCCAATATACAATAGTGATAGAATAATTTTAGAACATACAGAAAAAACAATTTTTAAAATAGATTATAAGTGTAAATATTTTGTTAAATTTTATATATCAAGAATAATTTATGATAAAATAATTGATAAAAATAGTGTTGGTAATGTTTAATTATTATGAATGGCGTTGTTCTAAATCTAATTTATATTCTAATATTATTTCATTATAAAAATCATTTCATTATAAAAATCATTTCATTATAAAAATCATTTCATTATAAAAATCATTTCATTATAAAAATCATTTTACTATAAAATAAAGTGGTTAATTTTTTGTATCCAAACTTCTAATTCTTTTATATTTTCAAATAAATCTACATTTCCATCTAATATTAATTGAGTTTTACAAATACTTTCCTTATGTATTATATCTAACATATCTTCATGATAATTATCACATGATTCTAGATAATCTAAAGAAATGGAACATTCTCCATCTCTTGAACGTTTCTTTATTCTCTCATTACATATTATTGGCAACGTTTTTATATAAATAATTTTATTTACTTTAAACTCTGACGAAAATGTGTCAAACCAATTTAAATAAACTTGATAATTAATTGGTTCTATTTTTTTATTATCATACAACATTTTGGCAAAAACCATCTTGTCTGTATATAAACTACGCTCAGTAATAATAATAAAATGATTATTTTTTACTTGATTTGTTAGTAAGAGATTTTTTATTTCATTAATTGTATTTCGAAATTCTTTTATTCTAGAAACATATGCCATCATTTGAAAAGGAAATGAATATTTTTCTTGATTTTCATAAAATTTTTCTAACATTGTTACTCCATTTTCATCTTTTACTTTTTCCCATTCATCTACAGGCTCTTTTACAAATAAAATATTCGGATAATTCTTGTAAATTTCTCTCAATTTCTCCAATAAAGTTGATTTCCCTGAAGCAATATTTCCTTCTAATGATACAACGGACATAGAGAATGTGTTATTATTATTATTATTGAATACGTTTCCCATTTTTGTGATTAGATAGATTATTAATTATTCATACTTAATTATTTTATAACAAATTCAATTTTTTTATTTATTCGTTAGCAAATCTGTTCACTCTTCCTTTTTTATATTTGGTTTGTCTTGCCTTTTTAATTTGTTTTTTGGATAATTCTTTATAAGTAATTGGAGTTTTATTGGTAATCCGTTTACTTGGACGATAAATATCATTTTTAAATTGATAACCAATTTTTCCGCGTGAATTTACCCATTTTTCTTGAAACCACCTAGAAAGTCCTCTCTTTTTTGTTTTATTACCAATATAAGGTTGTTTTTTACTACCATATTTTTTTAAAAAACGTTGTTTATATGTTTTTACTAAAATACCACTTCTATACGCACTTGGTTTTGGAATCTTATTATTAATTTCTTTTTTAATTTTATCATATAATAATAAATCTTTTGGAACCGGAGATGCTTCGCTCATTTATATTATAATGATTGATTTTTATATTTTGATTATATATTTAAAAAAATTGATTATAAAAATATACTTAAATATAAAACAACAATTAAGTATATTTTAACAACTAAAATGGATTTAAATCAACGCAAACTAAACAAATCAGAATGGAATTCTATTGAAATACCTGTTTCGGAAGAAGAAATAAGTATTTTAAATCTTATAATGTCTGGATTGACAAATGTTAACATAAAAATTAATAATCATCAATCCCTTTTTACCTTTTTAAAGATAGAATATAATGTGAAAATGGAAGATTATATTTATAATAAATATTTTAAAGAATTAATAAATGAAATGTTAAATAAATACAAGGTAAATTATATTCAAATAAATATTAATTCAGATATTCAAATTAAAAGTGCTGACAAAATCAGACTTGAGAAAAATAATGAAAAAACAATAAAAACGCAAGAAATTTATGAGTTTGTTTTAATGAAACATTTGGAACAGATTTATAAAGCTTCTTATGAAATAAATAGTATGTTATTTAAAAAAGAAAAAGAAACAGGATGGGTAAAAGAATTAGATAAAGAATGGATGAAACAAAATAAAGTATTAAATTTTCATTATTTTACTCTTTATAAACTAATTAAAAATAATATTATTAAAATTAATAGACATATTTTTGAAATAGTCAATAAAACATTAGATCATTATAATAAAGAAGAGAATAAAAATGAAATTAAAATAGACACTATTATTGAAAATGCTATTGATTTTATAGAAAAAAACGAGAATTTATTAAAATATGGCGACATGACTTTATATGAACATCAAAAAGAAATATTTACAATTTGTAGAAATATTCATACACCCAAATTAATATTATATATGGCTCCAACAGGAACTGGAAAAACGTTAACTCCTATTTCTCTATCACAAACCAAAAAGATCATATTTGTTTGTGCTGCAAGACATGTTGGGTTAGCATTAGCTAGAGCTGCTATTTCAGTTCATAAAAAAATTGCATTTGCGTTTGGGTGTAGTAGCGCAGATGATATTCGTTTACATTATTTTGCTGCAAAAGTGTATACTAAAAATAAAAGAACAGGAGGAATTGGGAAAGTAGATAATAGCGTAGGGGATGATGTAGAGATAATTATTTGTGATATTAAGTCTTATTTACCAGCCATGTATTATATGTTAGCTTTTAACAGTGTAGAAAATTTACTTGTTTATTGGGATGAACCAACTATCACTTTAGACTATGAACATCATGATTTTCATGAAATAATTAAAAAAAACTGGAAAGAAAATTTAATTCAAGATATGGTTCTTTCTTCTGCTACTTTACCAAAACAACATGAATTAAGTCAAACTATCAGTGATTTTAAAAATAAATTTCGATCTGCTCAAATATTTAATATTGTAAGTAATGATTGTAAAAAATCTATTCCAATTATTAATAAAAGTGGTTATGTAGTCTTACCTCATATCTTAAGTGATGATTATAATGAAGTATTAAAAATAGCAAATCACTGTGAAAATTATTTGACTTTATTAAGATATTTGGATTTACAAGAAGTATCTGAATTTATTATTTACGTAAATAAAAACAATTATGTAAATAGTAAGTTTAAAATAGAGAGAAATTTTGAATGTATTGATGAAATTACCATGACGAATATAAAAGTATATTATATTCGTTTATTGCAAAATATAGTTCCCGAATCTTGGTCTACTATTTATCATTATTTTAAAGTTATTCGTCAACCAAGAATTAAATCGAATGATGCTATTGATGCAAAAGGAAATAAAATATTCAAAACCAAAAGTATTGGTCCTGGAACAACAGAATCTTGTTATTCATCTTTAAATTTAAATGCTGGTAAACAATTGACGAGATTGGCTAGTGAACAACCAATGAGTGTAACAAAACCTATAGTTATAGAAGATAATCCCAATGCTGGTATATATGTTACTACAAAAGATGCATATACTTTAACAGATGGACCAACTATCTTTATTTCTCAAGATGTGGAAAAAATTGCAAAGTTTTGTATTCAGCAAGCTAATATTCCTGCTAAAGTAATGGAAGATTTAATGGAAAAGATTGAATATAATAATGTGTTGAATAGTAAACTGAATATTCTAGAAAAAGAATTGGAAGATATTACAGAACGACTTGAATCGAGTATAGATAATAATGTAGATCACGGAAGAAATAAATCTAGTAAAAATTGCAGAAAAATAAATAGAGAAACAGAAGAGGTAGGAACAAGTGCCAAACCAGATGTTACTAAAATAACGAATCAAATTAATGTAATTCGGTCCATGATTAAAAATGCTGTTTTAAATGATACTTTTATACCAAATAAAAAACATCATTTGAATAAATGGGCTGAAGATATAAATTCTCTTGGTGCTTTTACAAGTAATATAGAAGATAGTGTTGTCAATGAAATTATGTTATTACATGGCATAGAAGACAGCTGGAAAGTATTATTGATGATGGGAATTGGTGTTTTTACTAATCATGAAAATATTACTTATACAGAAATTATGAAAAAAATGGCAGATGAACAAAAATTATACATGATTATCGCTTCCAGTGATTATATTTATGGAACAAATTATCAGTTTTGTCATGGTTATATAAGTAAAGATTTAAATCTTACTCAGGAGAAAATTATCCAAGCAATGGGTAGAATTGGAAGAAATAATATTCAACAAAGGTATACTATTAGATTTCGAGATGATGCACAAATATTAAAAATATTTACCAATGATACTTGTAAACCTGAAATTATTAATATGAATTTATTATTTAATTCTAATACGATAAAATGGGATGGTTTGAATTATGTAGATATTTAGTCCTAATAAATAATATATAAATAATTTAAAATGTT